GAAGTTGAGTTAAAAGAAAAGCGTGATAGAGTTGAAGACGCTATATGTGCTACAAAAGCCGCGATTAAAGAAGGTATAGTACCAGGTGGTGGAATAGCCCTTTTAAATGCTGCACAGAAAATAAAAGCTGTCAGTAAAGGCGAAGAACTATTTTATAAATCAATTAAAGCGCCTTTCTATACGATACTTAGCAATGCAGGTATTGAAGAATTTGAAGAGCCTACTATTAAAGGCAAAGGGTTAAATGTTGTTACAGGGGGTATGGTGAATATGATTAAATCTGGAATTATCGACCCGCTACTTGTTACTAAAAGCGCTCTTCGGAACGCGGCTTCAGTAGCCACAACAATCATATCAACCGATTGTGTAATTAATAACGTTAGAGTAGAACAGTTATGAAAGCAATCGGGCATTACTTAATAGTAGAAAAAGAAAAACAAGGTTCACAAAAAACAGAAGGCGGTCTGCTAATTGCAGAAAATGCCCGTGAAGATATAAGATACGCAAAAGCAAGCGTAATATCAGCGGGCGCCGATATAGTTGGAATAAAGGCTGGCGATGCTATTTATTATGATAGGCACGCCGGCCATTCCATTGAACTTGAAAATAAAGTATACAATGTAATTAAAGCGCAGGATGTAGTCGTTATATTATGAAAACAATAAGGGCTTCAGATTTGCGTGACTCAAACGTGTTAAAGCACTACCGTATAGTTAGAAGATGGGCGTGCAGAAATTACGGAATAAAAGACGCAGATCTGGAGCTTCTTTTATTTTTAGACTGTCAAGGCTTTTTTAGCAAAAAAGATTTTAAACTTAATACATATGCATACAGCTGGGATAATAATAGGTTCTCACGACTTCTAAAAGAAGGCTGGATAGTATTATGGCGAAGAGGTAACAAATCAGACAGCAAAGGCAGTCTATATAAAGTATCTTTAAAAGCAACACAGCTATTAGCTCGTGTTTATAGAATACTTACAGGTGAAGAAGATATCCCCAGCAGCACAACACAAAGTGTAATTAAAAGTAAAGCGTATACAGACAGGATGCTTCAGGTTGCGATAAAAAGAATAAATAACGATAAAGAAAGATAGCTATGGCTTATACAAAAAATCCAATAATGCGTTTGGGTAATCCTCAAATAGATCCTATGACAGGGCAGCCAATGCAAACAACAATGGTACCTCCTCAAATGGCACCAATGGGCGGAGGGTTTACACCTCAAGTTCAGCAAAATATACAAGGTATGGCAGGGTCACCTGAAATGCGTCAATATGCAGCAGGCGGTATGAATGCACCTTTGTTTATGAAAGATCAAACAGGCGATGGCAAAATTACACAAGCTGACGTTATAAAAGCTAGAACAGAAGGTTATAAAGAATAAATAAATAATTATGAAAAAACAACCATTAAAAGGCGGAATAGTAGGAGAGTCTCACGTATGGGACGGACCTATCGATACATCAGGTTTCCCTATGGGAAAAGGTAGTAGTTCAGGTGCAAACGGTATGCAAATTAAAAAATACCCTTGCAAGTCTTATGACTTAAACCCACCTATTACACAACGAGCAAAACAATAATTATGTACGTTCAGCACAGCTCACCGTTCACTAAAAAAGGCGATGCTCCATCTAGGAAGAAATCTAAAGGCTATTACGCTGAAGTGAAAAAAGATGGCGGTACTGGTTCAGATGCCGGGGGTGGTATGACAGAAAAAGGCGTAAAGAAATATCGTAAAGATAACCCGGGCAGCACACTATCAACTGCTGTAACAAGGGATCCATCAAAGCTTAAAAAAGGAAGTAAAGCGTGGAAACGCAGAAAATCATTTTGTGCACGATCTAAAGGATGGAAGTCTGAAAGAGGCAGAGCTGCACGAAGAAAATGGAATTGCTAATATGAAATATAAACCGTTTACATCAAAACACTGTACACCTTCAAGGTTTACAAGTCCATTAATGCAAACTGATGCAGTGGAAAAAACAAAAAAAGTAGGAAAATTTGCGGCAAAGCAAGGTATTAAGCAAGCGTTAAAATCATTTGGGCAAAAGGCTGTGTCTACAGCTTTTGGTGTAGGTGGTATGTTGTTAAGCTCCCAAAAAGCTTATGCCGGAGGTAAAAGTAATATGGATTATGCAATGGAGCAATATAAAAAAGATTATCCAGATGCTAAAACAATTAAATCAGTAGAAGATCTTAAGTAATGAAAGATAGAGGCTTAGGTGATACTATAGCGCGCGCTACTAAAGCTACAGGCATAGATAAGTTTGCAGAACAAGTTGCTAATGGTTTAAATATACCAGGTGGTTGCGGTTGTAAAGAGCGTCAAGCATATCTTAATAAAGTTGTACCATACGCTAAAAAATAAATTATGGCTTTTAAAATGAAATCTGCTCCATTTAAAATGGATGAAACTCCGGTGTACTATGTAGACATGGAAGAGGGGGTTTTAGGCAAAGCTAATAATAACGGCACAATAATAGTAGATGAGAATTTATCGCCATTAGAAGCTAAAGATGTTATTAAGCATGAAAGAGTGCATATAGATCAAATGCGCAGAGGTGATCTTGATTATGATGATAAAAATATATATTGGATGGGTAGAATAATACCTAGATCTAGCATTAAAGAAGGTGATAAAAATTTACCTTGGGAAAAAGAAGCTTATAATAAGTCAAAAAAGTAAAAAATAGGTAATAATAATAATAATTAAAAACAAACAAATGGCATACAAACAATCGCCCATGAGTGTACTAAAAGGGCAAATGAAAAACAAAGCAGCCGGACTTATGCTTAAAGATAGCGAATCTGGCTTAATGATGAGGGGTGCAAACCTAAAGAAAAAAAAGCCTGAAATCAGTACTGGTAAAAAAATTCTTAATACTGCAGGGCAACTTGTAAAAGACGTAGGTTATCAGGCGTTAGACATGATAGCTCCTGATCCTAAAAGAATCTCAGCTGCAACATCAAGAAAAGACAGACTTAATATGCAACTAGTAAAGAATGCGGAGCAAAAAAATTATGACATTTCTAGGGATCGTGTGGCAAAAGGCGAAACATATTTTAGCGCAGCAAATGCTTTTGACGACTCTGGCTATGGTAATATATTTGGGATAGGTAAAAAATCTAAAAGAAATAACCCTGGATCTTTAAAAGATAAAAATATTCAAAAGCCTACATTTATGCGTTAATTAATTTTTTAAACAATGAAAAAAGTAACCATTTTAATTTTATTTATATTTATCACATGCAGTGTTATTTTAAATTTATTTAACACAAAGCTATTTTATATGGGACAAAATCATTATGATATAATGGCATATGTTTTAGGATTTAGCACTATTTTTTTATTTTTAGGTTGGGCTTACAAGCTGGCTTTAAAATTATTTACTAAAAAAATTATTTAATGAAAAAACTTTTAAGTCTTTTATCAGGTGGTATAATTAAAGACGTAGGTAATGTAATTGATAAACTTACAACTACAGATGAAGAAAGATTAGCTGCTAAACAAAAGATTCAAGAGTTATTGGAAAAAGCAGATCAAGACGCACAGACACAGGTGACTGAAAGATGGAAAATGGATATGGAATCAGATTCATTTTTATCTAAAAACATTCGGCCACTTGTGCTGGTGTATCTTACATCTATATTTACTATTCTAGCATTTGCGGATGGTAATGTAGGTGGATTTGTAGTAGCGGAAGATTATATCCCAATTTTTCAATCATTATTAATAACAGTATACGGTGCGTATTTTGTTGGGCGCACGTGGGAAAAATCAAAAAAATCCAACAATAACAATTAAATTAAATCAAATGTCGAAAATTACAGATGAGCAGTTAGAAAAGTTACATAAGCAACAAACTGCATTAAATTCATTACTAAACAAGATTGGTATCGTAGAGTCTCAGAAACACGCACTGCTTCACGAAATTGCAGGTGTAAATCAAGAGACTGAAGAGTTCAAAGCTGAGCTTGAAAAAGAATATGGGCCTGTTAACATTAATTTACAAACAGGCGAATATTCTAAAATAGAGGAAAATGAAGCTGATAAGGAAGATTAGTATTGGGTCAGACTATAAGAATGACGCAATGCATTATTCAGTAGGTCAGCAAGTGTATGGTGGACATGAAATATCTGCCATACTATTTGAGGGCGAGGATGCTTCGTACAATATCTATATTAAGAAAAACTCAGAGGTTTTGCCATGGAAGAAATTTAACTCTAACATGGCAATCTCCGTTGAGTACGATCTTGAGTACTAATGAAATCATTATACCAATTTATAGTTAAACCCAAAGGCGAAAGATACAATAATACTAAAAAGGTAGGCGACACTAGCCTACTACTAAATACAAGTATAGAAAGCTTTCGTCACATAAACAAAGAAGCTATAGTCATTTCGACTCCAGCAGCGTTTAATACCAATATAAATATAGGTGATACCGTTTTAATACATCACAATATATTTAGAAGATGGTATGACATGAAAGGAGCCGAAAAGAATGGAAGTATGTATTTTAAAGATAATATGTATTTCGTTAACGTAGACCAAGTTTATGGGTATAAAAAAAATAACAATTGGGTTATGATTAATAATAGATGCTTTATAAAGCCTATTAAAGAAACAAGCTCATATTCAAACGAAAAAGAGCAAAAGCATATTGGTATACTAAAGTATAGTAATAACGTGCTAGAAGCACTTCAAATTAACCCAGGCGACTTGGTTGGCTTTACGCCTAGTAGCGAATGGGAATTTATTATAGACGATGAGCGTCTTTATTGTATGAAATCAAATGATATAGCTATTAAGTATGAACGTAAAGGACACGAAGAAGAATATAATCCGAGCTGGGCAAAAAGCGGTTAATGAATTAATTCGCGTTGCTGAAGAACAGATTATAACAGACACTGAAGACGACCTTTCAGCTGACAGACTTAAGAATGCCGCGGCCACTAAAAAGTTAGCAATCTTTGATGCGTTTGAAATATTAACACGCATAGACGAAGAAAGATCATTATTAGAAGGTGAGAATCAAGCGGCTAAAGCTAAATCATTTAAAGGCTTTGCAGAAGGTAGATCAAAATGAATTATGCACAGACGCTGTTTGAAGTTCTGCCCGATTATATAAGCAAGAAAGTTCTTAATAAAAAAAATAGGTATAAGCAATGGAAATACGGCTACGATAAAGAAAGTGATGTTGTAGTTATAAGTAAGACCGGTGAGATTGGAGATGTGTATAGCATACAAAATCTTAAGATAGCTTTACCAAAAATATCTGATCCGTATAAATTTAAAAAAAATACGTGGAATCAAATAGACTACCCTAAAGAACTTGAAAAAATAAAAAGTGTATTTGAGTGGAACCAAATGCCTGAATACTTTAAAGAAAAATATTATGACTATATTGACGAAGAGTTTAAACGCCGTGACCAGGGGTTTTCATTCGTTAACAAAGGCAATCCTACTTATATTACTGGCACTCATTACATGTACTTGCAGTGGAGTAAAATTGATGTTGGCGCAGCCGATTTCAGAGAGTCAAATAGGCTTTTCTTTATATTCTGGGAAGCGTGCAAAGCTGACCCGCGTTGCTACGGAATGTGCTATCTTAAGAACAGACGATCTGGATTTTCATTCATGGCATCGGGAGAAACTGTTAACATGGCTACAATATCATCCGACTCACGGTTCGGTATATTGTCCAAGTCCGGGGCTGACGCTAAAAAAATGTTCACCGATAAGGTTGTACCGATATCCGTCAACTACCCATTCTTTTTCAAACCCATACAAGACGGTATGGACCGCCCAAAAACAGAGCTTGCCTACAGAGTACCAGCGTCGAAGCTTACCAGAAGAAAACTTGATCAAGGTGAAAAGCCGGAGGAGCTCGAAGGGCTCGATACAACAATCGACTGGAAGAACACGGGGGACAACTCGTATGACGGTGAAAAGCTCAAACTCCTCGTACACGACGAATCGGGCAAATGGGAGAGGCCGGACAACATTTTAAATAACTGGCGAGTTACAAAAACAACACTTAGATTAGGGTCTAGAATTGTAGGTAAGTGTATGATGGGCTCGACTTCAAATGCATTAGACAAAGGTGGAGCAAATTTCAAAAAGTTATACGAGAATTCAAACGTTACTAAACGAAACCGCAATGGACAGACTAGCTCGGGATTATATTCTTTGTTTATACCTATGGAGTGGAACTACGAAGGATTCATTGATACTTATGGAAACCCTGTCTTCGATACACCAGAAGAACCAGTTGAAGGGCCATATGGAGAGCTTATTGACCAAGGGGTAATTGAGCATTGGCAAAATGAAGTTGATGGTCTTAAAAATGACCAGGACGGCTTAAACGAATATTACAGACAATTTCCAAGAACAGAGCAGCACGCTTTTAGAGATGAAGCAAAAGAGTCTTTATTCAATCTGACTAAGATCTACGAACAGATAGATTATAACGAGGAGGTTCAAAATGGCATGCAGGTTACACAAGGCAATTTTCAATGGGAAGGTGGAGAACAAGATAGCAATGTAATATTTGCGCCAAATACTAATGGAAGATTTAAAGTATCTTGGGTGCCTCCTAAAAAATTACAAAACTGTGTAATAGTAAAGAATGGTGTGAAATACCCAGGTAATGAGCACATTGGTGCTTTCGGTTGTGACTCATATGATATATCAGGAACAGTTGACAAAAGAGGATCAAAGGGGTCTTTGCATGGTTTAACAAAATTCAGCATGGAAGATGCGCCACCTAATATGTTTTTTTTAGAATATATTGCACGGCCTCAAACAGCTGAAATATTTTTTGAAGATGTACTTATGGCATTAGCGTTTTACGGAATGCCGCTATTATGCGAAAATAATAAACCTCGACTATTATATTATTTAAAAAGAAGAGGCTATAGAGGGTTCTCAATGAACCGACCAGATAAGCTTTGGAATAAGCTTTCTGTTACAGAAAAAGATATAGGCGGTATACCAAACTCGTCTGAAGACATTAAGCAAGCGCACGCTGCAGCAATAGAAAGTTATATAGAAAATTATGTTGGCCAAGTTGCCGAAGGTGTATATGGTGATACCTATTTTCAAAAAACGCTAGAAGACTGGGCTGGATTTAATATAAACAATAGAACAAAATTTGACGCAACAATTAGTTCTGGATTAGCTATTATGGCTTGTAATAAGAACAGGTATAGACCATCTGCTGAAAAAGCAATTAAGTCTGTGCCCCTAAGTTTTAAAAAATATAACAATAAAGGATATAGTTCAAAAATAATATAATAAATGGTTAATACTAATTACAACAGCTCGTTTCCCGATCAGGTGGTACCTAATGAGGAAAAGCAGACTTTAGAGTACGGCCTACAAGTTGCTAGAGCTATTGAAGGTGAATGGTTTAGAAATAACCGTGGCGGCGATAGATTTACTGCAAATTTCCAACAATACCATACAAGAAGACTATATGCTAGAGGTGAACAATCTATACAAAAATATAAAGACGAACTATCTATTAATGGCGATCTGTCTTATCTTAATTTAGACTGGAAGCCGATACCTGTTATACCAAAGTTCGTGGACATAGTTGTTAACGGCATGACAGATAAAGGTTATTCTTTAAATGCATATGCACAAGACCCTTATTCTACTCAAAAAAGAACGCAGTATACGCAAAACATTCTAACTGATATGTTTAGCGCAAACGAAATATTAGAAGCTAATAACGATTTTAATTCTAATTTCTTTTCTTCAGGTATGAACCAAGACACTCTTCCTTCCAATAAGGAGGAGGTTGAGTTACATATGCAATTGAGCTATAAAGACGCTGTAGAAATTGCGCAAGAAGAAGTTATAAATAACGTATTAGACAACAACAAATATAATTATATAGAAAAAAGAATTGTTGAAGATTTAGTTGTTTTAGGTATTGGCGTTTCAAAAACTTCTTTTAATAAATCAGAGGGTGTAAAGATAGAATATGTTGATCCTGCTAATCTAGTTTATTCTTACACAGAAGATCCTAATTTTGATGATTTATATTATGTTGGCGAAGTAAAACAGATTTTATTATCTGATTTAGCAAAACAATTTCCCTATCTTACCGAATCTGATTTAGCAGAAATACAAAAATACCCTGGTAATAATGATTATTTAAGAAACTATTACGGGCAAAATGATAACAATACGATAAGTGTATTATACTTTGAATACAAAACTTTTAATAAGCAGGTTTTTAAAATAAAAGAAACAGATCAAGGTTTACAAAAAGCTTTAGAAAAACCTGATACGTTTAACCCGCCTTCAAATGATAACTTTGAAAGAATAGAAAGAACAATAGAGGTCTTATATAGCGGAGCAAAGGTATTAGGCAAGGAAAAGATGTTATCTTGGCAAATGGCTGAAAACATGACGCGCCCAGTGTCGAACACAGCCAAGGTTAAAATGAATTACAGTATTGTAGCACCTAAAATTTATAAAGGTAAAATAAATTCATTAGTTAGCAGAATGATGGGTTTTGCTGATATGATACAGATTACACATTTAAAACTGCAGCAGGTAATGTCTAGAATTGTTCCAGACGGTGTTTATGTAGATGTTGATGGGCTTGCTGAGGTAGATTTGGGCAATGGCACAAACTATAATCCAGCAGAAGCATTGAACATGTATTTCCAAACTGGTAGCATAGTAGGGCGGTCATTTACGCAAGATGGCGATATGAATCCTGGTAAGGTGCCTATTCAAGAGTTACAAACTTCAAACGGTCAGGCTAAAATTAATTCATTAATAAATACGTATCAATACTATTTACAAATGATAAGGGATGCAACAGGCTTAAACGAAGCTCGCGATGGCAGTCAGCCAGATAAAAATGCTTTAGTAGGCTTGCAAAAATTAGCAGCCGCGAATAGCAATACAGCTACTAGGCACATTCTAAGAGCCATGATGGCTATAACATTAGATACTTGTGAAAAAATATCCTTACGAGTTGGTGATGCTTTGCAATTTCCGTTAACCAAACAGGCTTTAATAGATTCTATATCTGTATATAATGTCGCTACTTTATCTGAAATAGCAGATAAAAATGTTTTTGATTTTGGTATATTTATGGAAATGGAGCCGGATGAAGAAGATAAACAAATATTAGAAAAAAATATTCAAATAGCTTTACAGGCTAACCAATTATATTTAGAAGATGCTATTGAAATACGAGACGTTAAAAATATAAAGCTAGCGAATAAATTATTAAAGCAAAAACGCAAGCAAAAACAAGAGCAAGATCAAAAAGCTCAACAAGCAAACATACAAGCTCAAGCTCAGGCAAACGCTCAAACAGCAGAAAAAGCCGCGTTGGCAGAAGCTCAAAAACAGCAAGTAATAGCTGAAACAAAGATTCAAATTGAAAATAGTAAATTACAATTAGAAATACAAAAGCTAAGGGAAGAAGCTACTATTAAAAAGGAATTAATGGCGGAGGAATTTATGTATAATATTAAACTAACGCAAGCTCAATCTGATTCTTTAAAAAATAAAGAAGCTTACAAAGAAGACAGAAAAGACGAGCGCACTAAAATACAAGCAACACAACAATCAGAATTAATTGATCAGCGAAAAAACGATACACTGCCAAAAAACTTTGAATCTGCCGGATTTGATGTGTTAGGCGGTTTTGACTTAGGACAATTTGAACCTAAGTAATTTTTATTAATTTTATAATATTTTATCATGACAGAAACAGTCAAGCAAGAGGGAGCATTTAAAGTTAAACCTCGAAAAATGAAAAAGCTTTCTGAAACACCTGAAACTATTAAAGTAGATTTGTCTCAAAAGCCGGAAGAAACTCAAGAAACAGGTGATACCATTAAGGTAGACATTACCGAAAAAACAGAACAAGAAGATGCCGTTCAAGTCAGTACAGCAGATGAGGGCGATGCTCCTATCGAAGAATCCGGAAACTCGCAAGGTAGCGAAGAAGTGGTTGAAGAAGTACGGCAGCCCGAAGAAACGGTAGAGGACACACCTGTAATACAAGAAGTAACAGAAGAAGAGGTTCAAAAGCAAACTGAAACCTTGCAAGAGCAGGTTGAGGATGCAGTGCAGGGGTTGCAAGACACTGCCGAACCATTACCGGAAAACATTCAAAAAGTTGTGGACTTTATGAGTGAAACCGGTGGAACATTAGAAGATTATGTAAGATTAAATGCAGATTACTCTAATATAGATAACAATACACTTTTGCGGGAATATTACCGCCAAAACAAACCTCATCTAGATTCCGAAGATGTGAGTATTCTTTTAGAAGACTTTACATGGGATGAAGAGCTTGATGATCAAAAAGATATACGTAAGAAAAAAATTGCGTATAAAGAAGAAGTTGCGAAAGCTAAAGGTTTTTTAGAGGGACTGAAAGATAAATATTACGACGAGATCAAGTTGAGACCGGGCGTAACTCAGGAACAACAAAATGCAGTTGACTTTTTCAATCGATACAATGAAGAACAGCAAACTATAAAGCAGCGAACTAACGATTTTCAAGGACGTACAAAAAATTATTTCAACGACGATTTCAAAGGTTTTGATTTTAAGCTCGGTGAAAAACAATTTAGGTACGGACTAAAAGATAATTCTTCAGTCGCAAATCAACAATCAGATATAAGTAACTTTATCAAGAAGTTCTTGAATGACAAAGGTGAAGTGTCAGATTTAAGTGGATATCATAAAGCTTTATACGTAGCTAACAATCCTGACCGTATTATAAACCATTTTTATGAACAGGGTCGTGCTGACGCAGTTCGTGATTTAACAGCTAAATCAAAAAATATTAGCAATGAACCACGATCAACGCAAAGCGGCGATGTGTTTGTTAATGGCTATAGGGTCAAATCTGTTAGCGGTGCGGATTCTTCAAGACTTAAAATTAAAACAAAACGTTAAAACTTAAAATTTATAAAAAATGGCATTATCACCTTTGTACGGCTCGTTGATCCCAACGGCCGCAAAACAAACCGGCACTTCAAACTATCTTGATTTTACAAGTGGTGCTGGTAATGACTTTTCTCAACAATATCTACCTGAAATTTATGAAGCTGAAGTAGAGCGATACGGAAACCGTACGCTTTCTGGATTTCTTCAAATGGTAGGAGCTGAGATGCCGATGAGTTCCGATCAAGTAATTTGGTCTGAGCAAAATCGTTTACACATTTCGTATAACGCATGTACAATTGCAGCCGCTGATGCTGCTACTGTAGTTATTGGAGACAACGCCACTGGAGGATCTAGTATTGTTGGAGGCACTGGAAAACACCATGCAATTCGTAAGAATGCATTGATTGTTGTTCTTGATCCTGACACAGGTACTGAGCAAAAAGCTTTTGTAAGCGCTGTTACAGGTACTACCGTTGAAGCTCACCCGTTTGGGTCAGCAACATGGACAGCTGCTCTCGTCGCTGCAGATGCTTTAAAAGTATTTGTATTTGGTTCTGAATTTGGAAAAGGAACTTCTGGAATGGAAGGTTCAGTAGAGCCTGAGTTTACTCAGTTTAATAATTCACCTATTATCATTAAAGATCATTATGGTATTAATGGTTCTGACACTGCTCAGATTGGATGGGTTGAAGTTGCTACTGAAGACGGAACTTCTGGATATCTATGGTATCTAAAAGCTGAATCAGAAACACGTCTACGTTATCAAGATTACTTAGAGATGACAATGGTTGAGGCTGAAAAATCTGATGTAGCAACTGATACTGCAGGTTCTATTTCCGCTTACAAACAAAATGTAAAAGGTACTGAAGGACTTTTCGCTGCGCTTAATAGCCGTGGAAATGTATATTCAGCTTTTCCTGCTACATTAGATTCTTTTGATGAAATCCTTAAAAACCTAGACGGGCAAGGTGCAATTGAAGAAAACATGCTTTTCTTAGATCGTACTACCAATCTAGCTTTTGATGATATGCTTGCAGGGCTAAACGGTGGAAATACTGGATCTGGATCTGCTTATGGTATATTTGAAAACTCTGAAGAAATGGCTTTGAATCTTGGATTCACTGGCTTCCGCAGAGGTTCTTATGATTTCTATAAGACTGACTGGAAATACTTAAATGATGCATCAACACGTGGATTTGACAGCAGCTATAATACTGCGGGCGAAGATTCAATTGATGGTGTTCTTATTCCAGCTGGTACTTCTACTGTATATGACCAAATCCTTGGTACTAACATTCGACGACCATTCCTTCACGTACGTTACCGTGCATCTGAAGCTGATGATCGAAGACTTAAAACTTGGATTACAGGTTCAGTAGGTGGAGCATTCACTTCAAGCGAGGATGCAATGAATGTACACTTCTTGTCAGAAAGATGTTTGTGTGTTCAAGGTGCTAACAACTTCGTATTGTTGAAGAAATAAGCATTACCTTTAAAAAAAATTACCCTCGTTTAATTACGGGGGTAATTTTTACTTTTATTAAAACTTTTATTATATTATATCATGGCAAAAAAAGCTACAGCAGAAGAAACAGTTGAGGTTGCACCTCAAGAAATAGTTAAGGCTAAAACTGTAAAAAAAGAGCCAAAAGGACCACAATGGGAAATTAAAGATAGACACTACTATTTAGTAGGTTCGTCTCCATTAACTTATACTGTACCAGCCAGGCATTCTAGACATAGATCATTGCTTTGGTTTGATTCAGAAAAAAATGAACAAAGAGAGCTTAGATATGCAACTAATCAAAATTCTCCATTTGTTGATGAACAAAAGGGCGAGGCTACATTAGGACATATTATGTTTAAGAATGGCCACTTATTCGTAGGCAAAGAAAAGCAAGCATTACAAAAGCTGCTTTCTTTATATCACCCATTTTTAAATAAAAGATATACAGAACATGATTCTATTGTTGAAGCAAAAGATCAGCTTGAAAGTATTGAAATAGAACTAGAAGCTCTTAATGCTGCAATGACAATGGATGTCGATATGGCTGAAGCTATTGTTCGGGTTGAGCTTGGTAGCTCGGTTTCAAAAATGAGTTCTAAAGAATTGAAGAGAGATTTACTTTTATTTGCTAAAAGAAATCCAATGCTATTTTTAGAGCTAGCAAACGATGATAATGTTCAGCTTCGTAATTTTGCAATTAAAGCAAAAGAAGCAAATATTATTAAACTTTCGCAGGACCAGAGAATCTTCTCTTGGGCATCAAATGACAAAAAGCTAATGACAGTGCCATTTGATGAAAACCCATATTCAGCTTTTGCTTCCTTCTTGCAAACAGATGAAGGCGTAGAAGTTTATAAATCAATAGAAAAAAAGTTTGCATAACGCGTAATACTAATATAGAGCGGTAGCGTTATGTTGCCGCTCCTTATTATAATATAGATATGGCGATAAACGTAAATACAGTATATAGAACAGTTCTTTTAATACTTAATAAAGAACAGAGAGGTTACATGACGCCCGATGAGTTTAATGCGGTAGCAAATCAGGTTCAACGCCAAATTTTTGATAATTACTGTGAAGAATTAAATATTCAAACAAGACTTAATAAAGTATATGATACTTTAGCTAATAAAACTGAAGATGTTTATACTAAATTAGAACCGTTTTACGATTATGTAAGAATATTTAAAAATTCAGTAGATCCTAATAATAATAGTGTATTTTTATTAGATAATACTGATGGAAATGATAATTCTATTCTTGAAAATTTTTATAAAGAAGAGTCTTTGGCTGCTATAAATAGACAGCAGGAAAACAATAATAAAGACAGAATTGATCTTGCGGCTGCGTTTGGTGCTCCTTTAATTCAAAAAGTAACAAGACGAGAATTTTACTCTACACTGCAGTCTCCACTTGCACAACCTACAAAAGATTTTCCTATATATTGTTTTTTATCAGAAAATACAATAAAAGTTTTGCCAGAAAGTATTGATACAATAGATATGGAATATTTAACATATCCATCTGCTCCTATTTGGGGCTATAATCAAAATGCGACTACTGGTGTTTTTGAATATTCTGCTAATGGTTCAAATAATTTTGAATTAAGCGATTCTGAGTTTTCAGATGTTGTACTAAAAATACTTGCATATTCAGGTATTATAATTAAAGATCCTTTAGTTATACAAGCTGCTACAAATGAAATTAATAAACAAGAGCAAACTGAAAAAATTTAATAAATGACGCTTATAAAAGAAACAAACGAACAATATTACGCAGGGCAGCAAGCAGTTCATGTTGTTACATCGGTAAGTCAATTTATATCTACATTTGATACTGTATTAAAACTTTACAGTGCAGATTCTTGGGTGCCTTCCAACGAAGACTATAATAAAAACAATTTTACATTAGAATTTAGCGTTAATAATACAACATTTACTGATGTTAATATTGAATACTCAGTCGAGGGTGGCAAAAATTCAAATATATTTGTAAAAACGGTAGGTAACTGGGATATTGGTTATTACAGAGTTACATTAAAAGAAAAGCAATACGGCAATTATAGGTACACGTCTATAACGGATGTAATCAATAATTTTTATTTTAGCTATGTTGGGTTTGACAGACTTTTGCCGTCTGCTAAAAAAAATGAAATAGCTTTTCATGCTAAACGAGCACTCCAAGAGTTTAGCTATGATGTTTTAAAAAGCATTAAAAAACAAGAGCTTGCTATTCCTAATAATTTAACTGTGCCTATACCACAAGATTATGTTAATCATGTAAAAGCATCTTGGATTGATGATTTAGGGGTTGCGCATATTATATATCCTACAAGACTAACTTCGAATCCTACAGAAGTTCCTGTGCAGGACGGGAGTGGTGTTCCTGTGCAAGACAGCTATGGCGAAAACATAACAGCGACTTCAATTACTGAAGAAAATTGGAGTGGGGCTGATATGAAAAAAATAACAGGCGGCTATGATGAGCAATTTACGGACGCTAGCATTGATAATTTTACATTCAATCGTGTGGGCGTAGGTCAAAGATATGGCGCGAACCCTGAGACAACACAACTTAATGGATTTTTTACAATAAATGAAAGAGAAGGTAAGCTTTCTTTTTCGAGTGACCTTGTTGATAAGGTAATAATATTAGAGTATATTTCAGATGGGCTTGCTTATGACGCAGATATGCAAATTCCTAAGCTAGCTGAAGATGCTGTTTATTCATATATATTGTATGCAATTGCTTCATCTAAAAATAACTTACCCGAGTATATAATTAATAGGCTAAGAAAAGAAAAAAGAGCTAAAATACGTAATGCTAAAATAAGATTATCTAATATTAAATTAGAAGAAATTACACAGGTATTCAGGAATAAATCAAAAATAATTAAGCATTAATGCCAAAATTAAATAATAATTTTCTGAAAGGCAAGATGAATCTTGACCTTGATGATAAGATAATACCTAAAGGAGAATATAGAGAGGCTGGTAATATTTCTGTTACTAAATCAGAAGGTAGCGATTCAGGCACAGTTGAGCAATTAAAAGGATTTGAAAAAATAACAAATTTTTCTTCAGATGGTTCTTTAGATGGTTCTGCTGTTATTGGTGCGTATTTTGATAATAATAAAAAAAGAATTATATTTTTTACAACAGACTTTCAAATATCATCAGATCAATACGATTCTATAAATAAAGTTTTTTACCCTGGATTTGATAATTTACCAGGGCAACCTGGAGGAGTGCCATTCGCACCATCTACTGCATTATGCTCTATATATTGTTGGGAAAAAGGGTCTGCTACTGCAGCTAAAATAGTTACAGGAAGTTTTTTAAATTTTTCTATAACGCACCCAATAAATAATGTAAATATTATAGAGGATCAATTATTTTGGACTGATAACTTAAACCAGCCAAGAAAAATAAATATATCTACAGCTAAAACAACTCCAGCTTTTTATAACGCAGAACATAAGATATCTGTAGCTAAGTTTGCGCCTATATTTGCACCTATGCTGCTAGACTATACCTATAGCTCTGCGGGAGGGCCTGACGGGGCGTTTTCAGATGTTTCAAGCATGAATGAATCTGCTGCAGCGTCTATAGATAAAGATTATTTAAAAGAAAAATTTGTAAGATTTTCATATAGATTTAGATTTTCTGACGGAGAATATTCTACAATGGCCCCGTTTACAAACACGTGCTTTGTGCCAAAGTCTGCTTTAATTGGTGTTGACGAAGAAAAAGAAATAGCTGAAAGCGGCGAGGTTTCTTTTTATGACACAACTAGCGGGCAAGAAAAAGGTATGATTAATAAAATTAATCAAATAGATATTTATATTAAAATGCCTTCACAGCAGCCCGCTTATGATTACGATATTACTGGTTTAGAAATACTATACAAACAATCTGACGAACAATCTGTAAAGTCGCTAGAGCTAGTAAATTTAGCGGGAGGTAGCGAAAATATGCCATCAGATGGCATGTATAAATATGTATACAATTCTATACTTCCTACAAAAACATTACCTGAAAAACAAATTACAAGAGTTTACGATAATGTACCATACAGAGCTGAAACTCAAGAAATGTCTGGTAATAGAATAATGTATGGTAACTTTCAACAAGACAGAAACCTAATAAAAACCAGTGGCGTAGCAGGCTTAAATTATATAGCTAATTATAATGTAAAGTATAATGATTCTACTGTTACTAGAGAAGCTGATTATGCAATACATAAAGAATATCCATTGCATAGTATAAAGTCAAGAAGATCTTATCAAATAGGCGTAGTTTTAGCAGATAAATATGGCAGGCAATCGCCTGTATTACTGTCTACAACTGGAGCGCATTCTGTTTATGTACCCGCTAGAGATGAAAATTTTTATAATTATTTTTGGAACACTAACTCTACAGGCAATAATGGCAATGCTGATTACTGTGGAGACGCTCTAGAGTGCATATTTAATCAACCTATCCAAGAGCCTTATGCTTCACCCACAATATTAACGCTTCCTGGTACCAGCACTTCACCGGGTGCAAATTGGTCAACTACTGTTTCGCAAGCAACACCGTCTTCAACTACTATTGTTGAAAGGTTAACAATAACTAACGGTAATGCAACAACTGAATTTGCTGTAGGTAAATATTTAAAAGGCCAAAGCAAAGATTTCGTGGGGCCTATTACTTCTTCAGTATATAATGGCACAAATACAATAATTGAGATATTGCACGGGTTAGATGATGATCAGCAAATATCTGGTGTATATCATAATTTATCGCCTCAATCAAATGACGCTAATTTGTTTGCTTACGATATAAACCCATACGGATGGTACTCTTATAGAATCGTTGTAAAACAAAATCAACAAGAATATTATAACGTATACACCCCTGGTATTATTGATGTAGAAAATGAAAGTGGTGAATTTAAAAGCTATGTTCAGACAGGTGTAGGTGGAAACATAAACAAAATACCAAGGGATCCGCTCGCTGATGATATTCAAGAATTAAATCTGGGTACTTCATCTGTTAATGTTTTTCCAAAAGTTATAAGACTAACGGACACTCCGCCTCCAGTAGACGGAAACTCAGACAGTGACTTAATGAGTGTTCTCAATGTAGGTACTGCCAGACAACAAGATTTGGTTAATGCAAATGATATACCATCTGCGTTTTTGTATGAAGCTAATAAAAATATGTTAGTTTCGCAAATACCATATAAGGTTAGCACAACTGGAATGGGGGTGCAGGTTAGTCAAGCTGATTTAAAGGGTACAGATATTTCTTTTTCTGCGAAAGCATCTCCAACCGTAAATGAGGTTGTAGTTGGTAAAACAGATTTTACGGTAACAGTTAAAGGGGTCGACTTATCTTCAACCGGAACAAATGAGATAGCGGTTGGCGATTATTTAAAAGGAAGATCTACTGATTTAGTAAAAGTCGAATCAATTATAGTTACTACAGCTCCTGATACAGTTATTACATGCGATAATTTTGTAAGCGAAGAAGAATATAATGTTAATACTTCTGAAGCGATTAGCATTAAAAAATATTCATACGCGTTAGACCCAGTGCTCCATGCTTTTGAAACAGAGCCATTTGAATCTGTGCTAGATATATATTATGAAACATCTACAAGTGGCTATGTACATGAATTGAACGAGCTTTCCGACGTGCCCACAGAGCCTTCATACGCTTTATTTACTATAGATCCAACAACTGACTTTAGCGAAAATGCAGACTACACGGTAGCCGGCACATATGTAGGCGAAGTTAAAATATATGATACTAAAGACAATTTATTAGCCCCGGCTCCTGCTGGGATTATTGATAACTTAAATTTAAACAGTGTAACAAATAGCTCAGGAGCTACAGTTACTAGTGATTTTGAATTTGAAGCAGTATCTACTGGTTTTAAAATAAAAACATTAACTAATAAAACATTTACATATGAATTAGGTCCCGCTAATTATACTTTTAATTTTGATGTTATTCATAATACTACAGAAACACTCCCAGGCCTGATAGCGAGCACAAGATTAAAAAATGAAAATCCGTCAATTACAAGCTCAAATCAATTTACACTACCCGGCCAGTCCCCTCCAATGACGGCATTAGACCACGCTGTAACAGGTGTCAACGGCTCAATTATAAACCAAACAGAAGATATAGTTTTTGAACTCGATCCGCCTTTTTATTATAATAAACAACGCACCGCAGTAGCAAATACATATTTAGAAATCAATAGAAATACAGGTCATATAATTGCAGGAAATACTATTCCTACGGGAAGTTATGATTTCAAAGTTATTATTAAAGACGCAAATGGAGAGTACTACAGCAGCAGCGCTTTTCAGGATTGTACTTTAACGGTTGGTGGAGCTAATTATTTTGGCACAACAGAACTTACTCAGCCAGCAGAAAGAGGCGGGGATGGTTGTAATGGTATATTTCCAGATGTTAGCTATTGTACAAAATGGACTAGAAATCAATGCACCGGAACTAAAGTAAATTATGGCGCTGATTTAGGCGACTACGGAGGTTTTGGTTTAGGTTTGACTGTAGTTAGAGTATCGTCGGGCAAAGGTGGAAATGGTACTCAATATTATTCGTTTGCATCTTCATCTGCAGAGCCTTTAGCTAATAATATAATTACTTTGCCAAATGATATACAAATAAACTATTGTCAATTTGGGGGAGGATCAGAATTTGCATCGGGTCAAAAAAATTCTACAAGATATCAATTTAGAGTTAATAGAGGATCAATGCTATCCCCCGTATCAGATTTTGAAGTAGAAGTTACTAATAGAGGCAACAAAACACCTATTTTTCAAAATTATGATTATAATGTAACTAACGCTGGTGGCCAAGGGTTTCCTGTATACGACGCAAGTGGCAGTGTGGTTGATAGAATAGGCGCTGCTACTGGATCTTTAAGTGTTGGCAACAATATATTACTAGATACTGGAAAAAACATGATCGTAGGCGCAGTAAATTACAGGGTATTAAGCGAATTTAAAATCGGGACAATAAATAATAATTCTGCATTTGTATTAAATAGAGTATGGTACGTAAGAGTGCCTTAAAAAGTGTAAAAATATAAAGTATGCCAGCTACAGTAAAAGTAAAATATTTTAATACTTTCATATTAAGAAAAGATAATAGTGCAGCCCCGGCTAATAGTAAAGGTTGGCATATAGAAGAATCTAGAATTAAAGGTGCTTTTAATGGCAAATCTGTGAGCTTTGGGGTTAAAGCATATGCTACTAATGAAAGATACGCTAGACTTCAAAGAGAAAACGCTATTATATATTCTGGTGTAATAAACTCTAGAACAGATGTTAATGAAACAAATCAATTTAGCTCAGGTGAAAAAATAACTAGAGCTGTTGATAAAAATAATGGGTCCATACAAAAGCTATACGCAGAAGACACTAACTTAATTATATTCCAAGAAAGAAAAGTTAGTCAGGCACTTATAGATAAAGATGCTATATACACAGCTGAAGGCACAGGGCTTACGTCTACAGGGAGCCAAGTTATAGGTCAAGTTATTTCTTATGCAGGTGAGTGGGGCATATCAAAAGTGCCAGAGTCGTTTGCGGTGCATGGTACAAGAAAATACTTCGTTGATACTAATTCAGGTGATGTATTAAGATTATCAAGAGATGGCGTAACGCCTATATCAAGTTATGGTATGCGTGACTTTTTTAGAGACAATCTTAAAAACGCAACCAGGACTGGTAATAAAATTGTGGGCTATTGGGATAACCACCATGATAAGTATGTAATTTCAATGCAAGAAGATTCTGTACTGAACTCCTCTACCAACAGATCAACAGCTGGATCTTTTTCAACTATAGACGCAGGCAACACTTTTCAAGCGCCTTTAGTTAGTGACCCTACTAAAACTACTGATGCAGGCGGTGTGTTTTGTACTGTTGGATTTGATGATTCAGTCAAAGGATGGGTTTCTTTTTACGGTTTTATGCCGTCATTTGCAGGTAGTCTTGACAACGAAGTATATAGCTTTAATGCTTATAAAGGAGGTTTTTCAGGGCAAGATATAGGATTTGATTTATACAAACATTATATATCTAGTGATTATAATAAGTTTTACGAAGAAGGCTTAGCAAACTCAGAGTTTGAGCAAGTTTCTAAAAGTTTTGTAACTACAATATTTAATGAGTCACCTATTCAAACTAAAAACTTCAATACAATATCATATACCGGAACCGATTACTGGAAAGTAAATAATATAACAACTGACATTGTAAACTCACAAAATACAGAGCCAGGGGCTGTAATGCAAATTGAAGCATACCCATCTGGCCAATATGCTAACCCTATAACTGGTAATGTTGAGTTTTCAGGGTTTAATAAAAAAGACGGCGGCTATTATGCAAATATAGTTAACTCTTCAGGTTTTTCACAGCCTTATGATACAGGAGTTGTATTAGAAAGAGTATCAGTTACCGGTGTAAAAGGTAAAACCGCTAAGGTAAGATTTGAAACAAAAACAGACACAGCAGATATTAGACAAACATTTAAAGAGTTGTTTACTGCTGGCACAGAAGTAATTTAAAAAAATATGGCAGCACCACTATTAATGGGAATATCAGCCGGGGTACAAATCTTAGGCGGGTTATTCGGAAGTTCAGCAGCTAAGAAAAAAGCTAGAAACGCACAAAAGGAAATTGACAGATTGAATACAGAAATGAAAAATTTCGAAGATTCAAGACAAGAAGTTGTTAATCCTTATGAAAGTTTTACTGGTATGGAAACAAAAGTGACAAATCCATACCAAAACTTGCAAGTTGCTACACAAGCAGCGGAAATGCAAGCAGAAGAAACTGACATGGCACTAGCAAGCACGTTAGATACTTTAGTAGCCACTGGCGCGGGTGCCGCAGGAGCCACTGCGTTAGCCCAGGCGGCTGCGAAAAGTAAACAGGGTATATCATCTAGTATTGAAAAACAAGAAGCTGATAATACGAAATTACGAGCGCAAGGCGAAGTACAAAAACAAGGGCAAGTAATGGACATAATGAAGTTGCAAGCTGCTGGTAAGCAATTTGAATTTCAAGCTCAAGAAACTAGAGACGTGGCGAAACTAGACAGAATGGCGGGTCAAATTGATCAACAAAGAGCGATGGCGGCAGGTGCTGCAGAAGCCGGGGCGGCAGCAACATCGGGTATGATGTCAGGACTCGGGAGTTTAGCAGGTGCTGCAATAGGAAATTACAAAGATCTTGATTTGGGGTAAAGGCAACGCCAATAAGCCCCCCTTCAAACTTAGCGGATACTTTTAAAGTAACAAATCCTTTATTTGTATAATAAAAAATTATGAGTTATAAAAATCCAAAAATAATAGTAGACAGATCTGCGCAGATATTGCAGCAAGGTTTTCAACAGTTTGGCGAAAATGTGCTAAGCGGTATTGATAAGTACGTGGCTACTATAAAAGAGCAACAAAAGACTAAAAATATGCTTGATATAGCTCATGTAGAAGCATATGGTGATTTATCAAAAGAAATACCACAATCTTTAACAGCTAGAGAAGATATATTAAGTTTAATAAATGAGTCTTTAGAGCTAACTAAAAATTCAAATTACGAACTAAACACGAATCTTGGTTTAGACAAAGAAAGAAGACAAGAGCTTTTAAAAACCATTTCTGACCAAAAAATATTTAGAGACCACGTAAAAAACGTAGTACCTGAATTTGAGGGTGGTGTTAAACTTTGGATGGACACTCCTGCATCAAGCGTAGGCTTTAACAACTGGGTTAGCGGCAATACTAATGACGAAGTTGCAAATAATACTTTTATTTTAAATGCAATGTCTGATCGTATTCCTGGTGCTAAGGCTAATTTTGCAAGAAAGGGCAATAGTCTTGTGTTAAATACATCTGGTAATATCGCGGGTGTTAGCGCGAGTGCTTCACTAAACATGGATTCTTACATGAAAATGGTTAATGACGGGCAAGATATTGTAAACGATGCCCCCCAGACCACAAAGGAAATAATTAAATCTACTGAAAAAATATTGAAAAACGACGAAGGAGCCTTATTACCAAAATACTTAAAAGGAGCAAGAACAATACCAGTTGGTGATGGATTAGAAAGAACCGATCAAGTTGTAGATGGAGAAGCTATATTAGAATCTATTGGTATAACAGTTAGTAATAAAGTAAAAAGCTATGTGGATAGTCCTTCATTAATTGGTGGCTATTGGAATTACACCTTAGGAAACTGGGATAATAATAAGTGGGCCGATGTGGATAAGTCAGACATGGACAAAATAGCAGATAATATGGCCACTCAACAAGCCTCCAAAGTGTTAGAAAATATGGGCATAGAATATGACGAAAAGTCAAATCAATATTTTATGCGCGGAGCAACCACTAAAAAGGCCCAAGAGAAAGAAAATATTCCTGACACATTTGTAGGGGAAGTGTTTGAGGGTATTCAAAATGATCCAGCATATATGTATTCATCAGCAACCGGATATCAAAGTAAATGGGATGCAAATAATAAAACATTTACTATTATGCAAGAATACGAAGACCCAGATACAAATGAAACATCATTAGTTCCTAGAGTATATGATCTTAGCGAACCCGCTAATTTAGCGTTTGTTTATAACTTAATATTAGAAGCTCAATTTGGAGCAAAACGAGGTCAAGCCGGGGCTAAAGAGTTTAGACAAATGAAAAAATTAGTTGATGGGATTGTTGAAAATATAAATGAAGAAAATGAATTTGCTACTCCAGCACAGCCAGCTTTTTCATTTGATGATAACACAGCAACTGTACCAGGAGAATATAGAAATCTTGTTACTCCACCAAAAAGATAAACAAATATTTAATCATGATTGAAATATATATTGTAGACGGTAGAGAATTTAAAGTCCATTCGTCTCGAAAAGAGGAATTTCTCCAGAAATATCCTAAGGCTCTGCTAAAACAAACTGAGCCGGGAAAGACATCTCCCACAGCGCCGGGTGCGGTTGTGGAGGAAACTGTAGCACCCGCAAGTCAGAGTATGGGCTTAGATTTGGTAAATACTTCATCGGGATTAACGCCGGGTGAACAATTATCACAACAAGATTTATTAAAAAGAGAAGTTGTTGCCAGCACATTAAGCAATTTATCAGTAGGCGCAATGCCTATTGGGCCCGGGGGCGTTTCAAAGCTTGCTGGTATTACAAAGTTTTTTACAGAAACCGCGCCAGGCCTTATAGATGGCCTTGAAAGATATACTGCAGGACTAGATTTACGTAATGCTACTCGTCTTATTGGCGGGTTGGCTCAAAAAGATCCTGAAAAATTAATTGAGTTTCAAAAGCAATTTGAAGCAAAAGGTGAAGGTATAGACTTTACGCAAATGTATGAACTAAGCGATAAGCTTAGCGATCTTCAGCTAAAATATTATGACGACGACGGTCAGCAGCTAGAGTTTGATCAGCTTGTTACTAAAAATAGAATGGATGATGCTGCAAAGCTTGCAGTGGATCAAGCTATTGGCGCAGCCCCGTCTCTTGCTGTGACATACGCTTTTCCTTTATTAGGAAGCGCCGCTTTAGGAATGTCAACTGCTGGAAAAGAATTTGAAACAGCATTAAAAGAAAGACCTGACGCAACACTTGGAGATATATACAAAGCTGCAAGCGCGAAAGGTTTTGCTGAGTTTGGTACTGAATGGCTAGGAGGTAAACTATTTAGAAGTGTAAATGCGCTTAATAAAACAGGGGTAGGTAAAACCGCTGTTAAAAAATTTACGAGTAGCTATATAAAAGAATTTTTATCAAAAGCCGGCTTAGGTTTTATAAGTGAAGGCGGAACTGAAGGCCTTACTGATACTTTTCAACAAGCTACAGATCAACTGGTATATGGCGACGAAAAAGATTATATAGATTATTTTAGAGGATTTGTAAACAACTTTGTAGTAGGGGGGTTATTAGGTGGCGGTGTATCTGGAGTTACAGGTGTAGCCCAAACAGCCAAAACAAAACAACAAAAAGATGCAATATATCAATATATAGCTCCTAATAAAGCTAAACAAGAAATAGCTAATCTTAATATAAATCTTGCTAACGCTAAGCAAACGCTTGAAAACTTACCAGACGGGCCTAAAAAAGAAGCCCAGCAGGTATTAGTAGATAATCTACAGCAGGACGTTTCAAACAAAAAGAAAGCTATAAACGACAAGTTTGATTCTTTAAGTAAGCAAGAGCTTCGCAACTATGCTGATAACCTAAATACTATTGATAATAATATTAGTATTGTAAACGATGGCAGATACAGTGAAGAACAACAACAAAGCGCAAAAGAAAAAGTATTAAATGCTTTTAAAGCAAATGATAACATAATAGGTGATACAGATTTTTACGATCCTACTGTTGAAAATGTTATTAAAGAAGTTTTAGACGCTAGCTCTTTAATTGAAGAAAGATTTGAAAGAGCTAAAGGTATTTTGCCAGACGACGTTGATATCCAAAAAATAACTACCAAGCAAGCGGAGGAAATAGAAGGTATGGGTCCTAACGCCGACGCTATGTTTTTAAAAGAAGGTGGTGTAGACGGTAAAGATATAATTTATATTAATACAGAAGTTGCCGCTGCTACGGGGCAAACAAATGCTATAGGGCACGAATTATTGCACTATTTAATGTCTAGAGCTTTTAAAACAGACAACGCTTCAATGAAGTCTCTTGTTGATGATTTTAAAACATATTTAGAAAAAAATCACCCTGAAATATACAAGTCTGTTCAAACTAGAATTGATCAATTTTATTCTGATCCAAAAACTGGTAGAATAAAAGAAGGTAATTTGGAAGAATATATGAATGTTTTTTCAGATTTGGTTGATAAAAAGAAAATATCCGTAAACGAAGGTCTAATTACTAAAGCAAAAAATTCACTTAAAAGATTTTATAATGGCTTAGGTTTTGGCAGCATTGAACTAAACGTAGGTGAAGACGTATTTAACTTTATTAGAAATTATAATAAAAATATAAATTCTAAAAATAAAATATTACAAAGAAGAGGTTTACTTGTTAATTTAAAAAGTAAAGTATTAAAAGATGCAGATCCTATTCAAGTCGCTAAATTTAGTAAACAAGCTCAAAAAATACTTAAAGATGCAAAGCCTATATTTGCAAGTGATCTATCGCCGTTTGATCAATATGACTTTGTGCAGGTTGCAGCTAACACAATGTTTCCAGATGTTGCAAGTCAAGATAAAGTAAAATCTGGCCAGTTTAGTACGTATGAGGCATTGTCGGCAGATCAAAAGCTAGAGCTAATCGAAGACTTGCTTGATAAAGGCGGATTAAAACCTAAGTTTAGCAGAAGCGTATCGCCTGATAAAAAAGATCTTAAAAGTATATTTGATAAGTTTGTACAAACGCCAAAGGGCGAAAGAAAATACAAAACTTTAGATGCTTTTAAAAAATCCGAAGATTATCTTGATGCATATAATGAAATTTTAGAAGGCGACCCTATGGGTAAATATATAAGAGGCCTTGTTAATGCTGATGAAAATCTTGGGAGTCTTGACGAAGACATAAAAAAACAAGCTATAATAAAAATTAAAGATGTTATAGTTGAAAGATTTATAAAGAATTTTGACCCTGCTAAAAACGAAAGTTTATTTGGATATTTGTTTGGAACTAAACCTATAGTTGATTTTGCTATTAGAGATGTTAAAAAAGAATATGCTAAGCGAATTAAAACCATATCTACAGATGTTGAAACAGAAGGCAGAGGTTTTGAAGCAGTAGACACAGAGTCTGCACAGATAGAAGAAATTGTAGATAGGAATTTAACAGAAGAGCAGCAAACTTTTGAATCACAGCTAAAGTCTACGCTTACTGTGGGCGGACAACCGTTTATTACACCTGAGCTTGCACAAGAAATTAGAACAGCAGCTAATGAAACTTTTGAAGGTGATTTGCCACCTATAGATAGTCGCGATTTTAGAAAATTTGTTACTGACTCATATAAGAAAAAGCTTATGCCTATAATTAAAAAGGCATTAGGTAATAAAAAGAAGTTAGCAGATTTTGTTGTAGAAAACAAACAAGACTTATTAGAAGGTTTACCTATTTCTTATTGGGTGCAGATTGAAAGACTGTTGCCAGATACGCAAAAGATTTTTACTAAATATGTTAAAAGATTAACTACGCAAGCGGAAATAGATAAATATACTGCTCTTGGTAGAGTATACACAGAAAATGATGCTGATGGCCCAGAGCTGTACCAAGTATTAAACCCTACTAATGAGCAAATACAAGCGTTTTTTACTGGACCTGTCAGTGGGGAGTCAATGTCAGACATCCTTGGCTACACCGTTTCGCCTTCCACATTAGCGGCTAGAAAGTCGGAGCTAGGAGCTAATATAGGGTTACAAACAGCATCGGACGCAACGCCTGGTGTAATTCAAACAAAACCTTATACAGAGCAGGAAGCCGCTAAAATAGCATTAAAAGTAAATAGAGATTTACGGCAAAAGTTTTCTTTATCAGGAAAAAACGCAAGAGCAATAGATAGTGCTGAACTTGTTAAATATATAAAAGATGGTCTTTCTAATTCTGAAATTGCATCAAAATTAGCTGTACCTGAAAGCTATGTTGAGGCAATGGTCGACAGACTAAAAAGTGAATTTCCTGCAAATGGCAATAAACAATACGGTCAAGACCAAATAGAGTATATAAACGACAATCAGTTTAATTTAATTTCTGTAATAGACGGTATTGCTACAGTCTCTGGCGGGTTAACATTAAACTTAATAGATAAAAACGGAGAGTTAACACCTAACGGGCAAGAGTATGCTAAACAACAAATTGATTTTGCTGTAAATTATATTCAACAAGCTATTGATGAAGAAACAGGTGATCATTTTCAAAGATTTACAGATTTTATTACATTTGAAGGAAGAAACATACGGCAAGGGTCTATGTATTTTACCACCAACCAGCAGGCTTGGGATAATGTGTATAGCAAAATAATTGAAAAAACACCTGAGTTCCAAAATATATTTAGAATACAAAACGGCAGAATATATATTGGCAATGGTCAAATAACAGCCATAAAAGACCCTACTAATAAAAAATTTAGAATGGGTGTCGAAGAGTTCAAGCCAGAATTTGATATTCAATCTAAAAAAGCATTAGAGTACTTTAAAGATAGAATAGATTATCTTAAAAGCAAAGGGAATATTAATATGGCAAGAACATATCTGCAGTTAGAAACTGGTGATATGCGAACAGCTCTAAAATTATTAGCTACTGTTTCTTATATTGAAAAAGGCAACTTTAATAATTTAGTGTACGAGCACATGACGCCATCATCTTTGCTGGCTCGTATGGCTATGTCATATTTAATTAGCGATAAACTAATAAGCAGAGATTTGCTTTTTGAAAAGCTAGAAAACAGCAAGGTAGCATTAGTTTCAAAGCAAACAGATAATGAGCTAACCACCTTAGGCTATAAAGAAGTTGGGGAAGAGTCAACTCGATATGATAAGACAGGTATAAAAGAAAGATTAACACCGTTAGAACCAAAAGAAATAACTCAAAAACTTAGCAAAAGTGCAGCGCCCGAGTTTAATAAAATGATTGCACGAGCAACTGGGTTTGGCACACGCGAACAAATATCTGACAAGGTTGCTACAATGCTTGGTAAAAATAAAGGTAGATTTAGATTTTTTATACCTCCTTCAGCCGATGACTTTGCGGGTCTTATGTACTATATGGTTGGAAAAGGCAAGCAGGGTAACGATGATTTAAAGTTTTTAAAAGAAAACTTATTTGATCCATTTGGTAAAGCAATAAGAAAGTTTGACGCGGCAAAACAAAAGCGCTTGGCAGACTTTAGAGAACTTAAAAAGTTAATACGCAGAACGCCTACCCGCCTTTCAAGGAAAAACGAAACAGGATTTACAAACGAGGATTCAGTAAGAATATATATATGGAATAGCTTAGGCTATACTATTCCTGGTATGCAAAAGAAAGATATTGCACCTCACGTAAAACTTGTTAAAGGTAATGAAGATTTATTGGCGTTTGCTCAAAACGTACAAGGTATATCTATTATGGGCTACCCTGAGCCTGATAATGGTTGGGATGCCGGTTCAATGACTACTGATCTTTTAACGTATGTAAACAAAACTGAAAGATCTGAGTACTTAAAACCGTGGCAAGCAGCTAAAGACGCTTTCTTTACCGACAAAACAATGAATAAGTTAAAGGCTGCATTTGGGGAAAGCTATACCGAAGCATTGGAG